CTTATTTCCATAGAGAGTATTTAAACATTAACTCTCAATCAATTGTATATCCTCTTCATAAACCAATCGAAAAAAGATTCGTTAAGATGATCAATTATCTTAACACCGGTTTATTCTTTGGACTTCATAAAGTCCAGGGAAAAGTCGGAAAGGGAGAGGAGACCGCTTCCCAACATACAAAAACAAAAGAAGGTATCGTACCTAACCTGAACTGCTTATTGCAAGGCGCACTGCCTGGTAAGCAACATGATCTTCTTAAGAAGTCAATTTCAGTCCATGGTAAGAAAATAAATGATGAGTGTAAATCTCTAACTCATCGTGGTACACCTCATACCCGTAACCTTTTCATTACTGAAAAGTTAGGTGGGATGGGCATCAAACCTCCTGAAGGTTGGAAGTTCTATGTGAGCAAAAATGATTTATATGTAGCTCATGGCCAGATTAAGAAATTTGGCTACAATTATTGTACTGAACTCCCCGCCCCTGGTCCTAGTCCAACTGATGCTTCCTATTGGAAGGATGAACCTTGGCAACCAAGGAATGTACCTAAAGATAAGGAGACTCCCAGAGTCTCTTACCATGCAATTTCTTATAAGAATCTCAAGAAATTATGTAGAAGTCAGGTTTTTGAGTTCTACGTCCCCTATAAAGGTTGTTTGACCTCGGTGGCAGATAAACCGAAAAGAAAAAGCATTAAGGCCTCGCTTAGTAAAAAGAACGAGGATGATTTAAGCTATTTCGATAAAATGCTCGACCAAGCCCTGAAACCCGTCAAAGACGAATTTGATGACTTTTCATACATTTATGATGATTATGAGGTCGTTGAATATTGTCCGGATTACGACGATCATTGTCTGATTAGAGATGCTCAACATAAGTTGAGGATGTTTGATATTGACAATGAGTCCCGTCGTCTTCCCCTCTTCCGTCCTTTTCATACCTCCCCAAAACAGTTTTCTAAACCCTATAAGGGCAAGAAACCTTTGAGGAAGCTTCCTGAAAAGATTTTACCTAAGGGTTTGTATACCCTGGAAGAGGCTTTGGCTCGGATTCCGGGCGCCGGTCTCTGACCGGTGCATTAATTGAAAGGTCCTGGGATGACCTTAAACTCAGCCATTGGGTTCTGATATATAAACCTCCCAAAACGGTGAGTCCTAGAGACTCTTAATAGTTCCGTGCTAAATACTTATGAATATAAAGATAAGAGTCCGACGTGTGAATAGTACATTGGCATAAGCTTTGCTTTAGACCGATGTCCCTACTATTAGGACATCTCCAACCTCTTATTAGAACAATTATATTCTGCAGTTAAATGCCAAGAGACTGCACGGGAG